ATCTGCTTCCGACATTTTCTCATAGTTTTCGAGAACCTTCAATGATTGGGTTCTAAATTCTTGAATTGTGGCTACAGGGAAAACCATGATCCGGTTAGTATCCATACCTCTCTCTTCCAGCATTCCTTTCGAAATGGCTGATTCAGATTCAAAGAATACGACCACGCCTTTATCAAAGCGATCTAGGAAATATTTGCATACCGCCAAGATGAAAAAGGTCTTGCCCGTTGCTTCTTCTCCAGCGAATACGGTAATTTTGTTGCTTGGAATTCCACCATAGATACTGCCGCTTAGTAGGGCATTTAGCATGTATGATCCCGTGGATAGGTAACCTGAGATATCACCAGCGGCGATACCATCACTTGCTAGTCCAGCATATTCGTTTTTGAGACCGCTGGATAGGTCTTTGAAAAAATCTGTCATTTGTATGTCCTAGTATTTGTTTATTGTTTTCTGTGTTTTCAATGTTTCTTCTGCCGCGTCCTTTTTTCCTTTTTCATACGCTTTCTTTAAGATATCCGCAATGATATTGTACCTATCATCGGCATGAAACCAGCGGTCACTTGCCCGTCCCATATCGTAAATCAAATCTGCCGCCATGAGCCTAAAGTTTGGTTGCTTCATTCCCAAAAATCCTCCAATGTTGAAATCTTCTCTGCGGTCCAACCGATACACTCAAGAATATGAGTCAACGGATCTAAGAATGCCTTCTCGAATTGCTGGGCCTTATCGACATAACCCTCAATTCCAAATTCAGGCGGTAGCACATTTATGAAAGCGATCACATTCACACCAAATGGATTTGGCTCTCGGAGATGGAGAAATTTGATTTTCTCTCCCTCTTTGATTTCATCATACGTCTTTTCCACACCTTTTTCTTTGAGTGCCCAATTGAACGTCAAGGCGCCCTTTACATGCATTGGAGTTCCTTTCAGGTAGATTGATTCGAAGGAACCCTTATATTTAGACAACCCATTTACCCCTCGTGGAAAGGCGATATCGATAAGAGGTGCTGCCATGAATTCTGCCTTATATTCATCAATGAAATTATGGAGCGCCTGTTGATCTTCGTTGATCAGGATACCAAACGCCTTTTTCAGTGCCTCACGGCAAGTGTTTGGAGTTGACGATCTAGCCGTTTCAAGCCCCATGATTTTCATCTTAGGTTCGGCATATCTCACACCTTCACTGTCATGGACATTGAGGATATACCGTTTCTTTGACGACCAAATACCACGATCAGCGATAACTTCCCGTTTCATGAACATCTTTTGCTGATAGGCATTCATGGTCTTGGCTAGTTTCTCATAAGCCGCTTCAATCTCTTCATCAATCTTTGGGCAAATCACTTCATCGATAAAATCAACGATAAGCCCTTTATCGCTCTGGTCCTTGAAAACATGCTGGATCAATGTATCGAGACTCACATAAACACTATCGGTATCCATGTAAATACAATAGTCAACATCATCCGATTTCATCATATTGTTGAGGTATTCATTGATAGCTTTCTCAACCCATTTGATCGATAGTTGTCCAGATAGCGTTACTGCCTCAGCGGTTCTAACGTCAAAGAAACGGAACCACGGTGCACCAATTGCGCCATAGCAACTATTCAAAACCACCTTAAAGGTGCCCTGGAGAATATTGAATTTGGAGATTTTTGCATCAATTACCGTTCTAACATCCGGGTCAGTAGACTGCTCTTTCTCCTTTTGGGCGGCAAGCATTTTGTTCTTATATCGATTTCGTTCTGTGAACATCCCTTCAACAATCTCTGGAAGTATCCCTTGGCGATCTCGCCGAAAATAGTGACCGTTTCCGGCCAAGGCCCATTCGGTGGTGTTTGTTGCGCCATTCAAAATATCCTCTGTTCGGAGATCGGAACATTCAGTCTCTACCAACATCTCCGGTGAGATATTATACTGCATCATCAAATGAGGATACAGACTAGTTAAGTCAAAACTGACTACCCAGTTATGCATTCCAACCTTTGGGTCTTTGACATATGCTCCTTCATATGCCTGACGTTTCATGAAAGCCTTTTTCGGCGGCACCACGATTTTCTTATCAAGGAGTCGATTGTTGATGATCGTGTCCCACATTCGCAACTGGGTAAAGGCATCGTTGTAATTGACCTTGGTGATATATGATAGAGCCAAGACCATATCAATCATCTTCAACTTATCATCTAACCGACGAATAAGCCGAACGTCTTTGATGTTGTATTCAATGAATAGCTGGTGATTTTCTTTAGCCAAGACAGTTAGATTATCATACTCTGAATAATCAAGTTTCTTTTCTTTCAATTCAAAGTGGCAAATATGGTTTAGACTATAACTCTCTTGCGGGATTAACCGGAATTTCTTGTAGAGTTGCATATAGTCAAGTATTGCAATCCCAACAAGGTCAAAGGCAATCTGTTCACCGAAGCGGTTCTTGACAGTTCTGTCCCAAATGATCTTCCACGGTGACAGCCGATTGGCTGCCGTCTCGCCAAGAATTTTGGTAATACGGTTGACCAGATATGGGATATCGAAAAACTCAATGTTCCAACCGGTGACAATATCTGCCTGAATCTTCTCCCATACGTCAAGAAACCTAGCAAGCAACTCCCGTTCGTCCTTACATTGGACATACCGTTCATCCTCATGCTGGGTTTCATATTCTCCAAGACCCCAAGTCATATATCGGTCTTGATAACCAATCGTTATAGCATTAACCATATCGTTGCAAATATGAGGGTAAGGAAAACCGTTATGAGCCGTTGTCTCAATATCAAGATCAACGACTCGTAACAAATCCCGGGCCCAATCTATGGTGCCGGAATATGCCTCATTTATGTAATTGTAAGCCCACTCGGTACTTCCAAAGATTTCGAAGTTTTCGACCTCTTTGTATTGCTTGACGAAATCCTTAGCTTCGCGCATGGACTCAAAAGCCATAGGTTCCACATATCGCCCATAGAGGGTTTTCCACTCTGATTTACCAGGTGAGGGAAGATAAAGTGTTGGTTTGTATCTGATTCGACGTTTGAATTGTTGCCCATTATCATATCCTCTCACAAGAACTTTATTACCCATCGCAATAAAGTTGGTATAGAATGCTGTCATCTTACCTCACTAATTCAATCACTATGGTTGGATGATAACACGTTTTGAGGAAATTGTCAACCCAAGATTAGATTTGGCTTTTCTGGCATCATGATCGGTGAACCGAAGAGTTTCTTATACTGCTCTACAACCTCAGGACGAGGCTTGTAGGTATAAATATAATCCTGGCGGCGAAGCTTCATTGTCTCACCATCTTCGGCAAAAGGCATCGCAGGACCCATGGCGAGTTGCCCTTGACCTTGTTGGTCAACTTGAACACCAATACTTACTGGATTTTCGATCTCATATTCAAGCCCTGGCCCGCCCTCAGTAAATACGCCAATAGTCTCTTCACCGTTGCTTAATTTTGCAACCATTATCATAGCAAAAATCCTTCTTCATCTAGTTCTAATACGCTAACATAATCAAATACTGGGCATGTTTTATTGGAAACCTCACAATGCCCATGGAAAGAAATGTCGCCTTCCCATGCTTTATCAATATCTTCACATAATTCTCTAAGAGAATCAAACTGGTTACCGGTAAAGTCATCAACATTCAACCCATGAAGACATATAGCGATTGAGCCTTTATTATGGCGTCGTTGTGCCGCAGGCATAATATCAATCGGGCGGCCTTTCTCTATGGTACCATCAGTCCGAATGAAATAATGGTAACCAACATCGCGCCATCCACGATCATGGACATGCCAATGGCGAATGGTTTCTATATTGTCATGAGCTGGGTTATTTGTAGCAGAACAATGGATGTAAACGCAATCAATATCACGCTTCGGCATTGCCAATCGTTCGCCTAGAATATCTATTAACACCATATACCTCACAAAAAGGGGAGAACTTGTCTCCCCTTATATATGTTTAGCCGATTTTGAATTCTGTTTCATTCACTTCAGGAACTTCAACTTCCAAATGGATTTTGAGCATACCATCAACGAACTTAACCTCGGAGACAGAAACGGCATCACCTAGCTCAAACTTACGAACGAAAGTCCGGGCAGAAATGCCTTTATGGAGATATTCTCCTTTAGGATCATTATCGTTCTTTTCCAGGGTCTGGACAGTCAATGTTTGATCTTTCTGAGAAACACTGATTTCTTTCCGGGAGAATCCGGCAAGAGCGATCTCAACCAAAAACTGGGTATCACTAATCTTAACTGTATTGAAAGGTGGGTAACCAGTCATACTGGTAGCCGCATTGGTATTCAAACCTGAGGCGATAAGACGCTCCAAAAGAGGTTCGAAACCGATTGCGAAGGGAGTTTGAAATGCCTGTTCGGCAACGTTCAACATGTGGTTTGGTAGATTCATTTTATTTCCTCCAATGAATGCAAGGTCAATTATGAGTACCCATCATGGCATACTCTATACGGTATATAGTCAATTTAATGCGTCAAAAATGAACGATTAACCCGTTATTTATTGGATAATGTATCACTTTTGACGAATTGCTTCTCCAGAACTAATTCTCGATACAGCACTCTGGCTTCTTCAGCGTCGGATGAAGTTAATCGTTCCATTGGTTATTCTCCTGTTGATCCGAACCCTCCAGTTCCACGGGAAGTGTCAGATAGGTCTTTCACTTCAACCCAATCGATTACTGGAACTTTACTAAGGACAATTTGGGCGACACGATCACCGCGCTTAACTCGGTATGACATAGGTCCTGAGTTAAACAATATGACACAAATCTCTCCTCGGTAATCAGCATCGATTGTTCCTGGGGAATTAAGCACAGAGATACCATACTTCATAGCCAACCCGCTACGAGGACGAATCTGAATTTCGAACCCAGAAGGAATCTCAACAGAGAAACCACAATGGATCATATGACGACCCCCGGCATACAATAGCATATTCTCACCGGCATAAATGTCCATACCGGCAGAATTGTCCGTTTCGTATTTGGGTAGTGGCAAATCAAGACCGTTTGGCAGTCTCTTAAACTTCACTTTCGTCATAATATTCTTTCTTTCCAATGTTGTATTTCGGCGTCAAGTTCCACTTGCTCTTTTCACTAAACGCTAAAATCTTCACTTGATTCAATGGTACAATAGGGTCTTCAACACTCTTTGGATTTACAAGCTGAACAAGTTCCCATTCAGACAGAAGATTAGCGATAGTATTGCGCCTTGCTCTATCATTATCGGTGAAGTCGCTAGGCTTCCCATCAAGAATGAATAGCTCTTTGAAATGGATAATTGCATATCGCCCTCTCTTATGTAATATATGGCATGATTGGAATAAGGTATTGTCTTTCCGTGATGCCACACCTATTCTGGTTAAAGTCTCTCGGACCTTTAGAAAATCGTCATCTTGTGCTAATGTGACTTCAATTCCTAGCCCCCTGAATATATCCTCTGTCATAACTCACCTTCATTTCTTTAGTCCGCCTTTGTATAGCCGGCTTCTTATTATATCAATTTGATCCTCGGTGAGTATCAACAAAGCCTGTCTCGCCTTGATTTCATTATACCCATAATATTCCTTGATCAACTCAATGGCCTCAAGATTCTCTTTTTTCGCCCATGGCGAGTAGCGTTTCTTGGGCCTAATTATATTTAGAAGAAAGTGAAATTGCAGCTTTTTATCCAGGTATGCCATCTTATTTATCATGGCAGCAAACCGGATACAGTCTGGGAAATACGACAAAGCACGATTAACCAAGAAGGGTTGGTAGTCCTTCTTGGCCAAATCGTCCACCATCAGGTCTTCCTTACCGAAAGTGATGGAATTTACATAGGCAAATGGGTTCATTCGGCTGCCTGTGCCCAATCACGTTGGATAGATTTTATGTAATCTTCTCCATGTTGATTTCCTTTGTCCAGGTTAATGGCACCAGAACATACCACCAAATTATGGTATTCTGTCACACCACCCATGTCGATACCCATTGATAGAGGTATATAATGATCGCCATGTAGATCAGTACCGTCTAGGTTCTGCCCTGTATAGTAATCCTTATATCCCTGTTCAGCCCACTTGCGACGGATATCCTTTTCGGTAAAGGTCTTCACCGGATCGATTTCAACAACCCCGAAAGCCCTCTTGTTCTTGGCGAATTCCAGATCAAGAACCTTGAGAATCGTTCCAACTGCAATGGGATTCTTAGCGCCAAACAGCTTATTGAATGGTCCCATCTGATCACCTTTAGTCGTGGTCTCATTCATATATAGCTTTGCCGTCGTATCAGACCAACGGGCATAAACGTCAAAGAAAGCCTCGGTGAAATGACTTGGAATAATCTTTCCATATCGAGTCTTCAAATCATCAGCATAGAGGACCATCAACATTGAAGTCCACGGATTCAATCTGGCACTTCGGCCGCTCTTATGTTCTCGCGGCACCGCCTGGATGATCTTCAAAGCAAACTTCAACAGCTTGTCAATGACCTTTTGATCGGTAAATTCTTCCCTGTATTCACCACCAGGCACTTGCTGGTTCTTCACCCAATCGGTATGAACCGTTTGGTTTTGGATACCTTGACGGTAGCCGTGAAGCTTCAGGTAAGCAATCTCTGAAAGCCATTCATCGACCTCCATCCGACCTTTCAGGTGGAATTTTGATCCGAAATGGAGCATCTGTTCCTTATCGCCTGATACGGATACTCTCCTGAAGAGGTCATTGAGGTTTTCAAATCGCGCGGTATTCCGGATATAATCGGAGTATGGTCCCTGAACGGCATTGCGAATTTCCTGCGGCTTCATGGTCGTCACGTTGTTTAGAACGTTGACGAACAAATCTGAAGTCTGTTCGTTCGACAGATTCAGATACCATTTGCAGGTGATACGGTAATCGCTTATCCGGTCATATAGAACAGGATATGCCCGGATGTCATCGATGGACATTCCGCTAATGTCGATCACTTGACCATCGATCTGGAGGGCTTTGGCGAATTTCGGCAGAGAGAATTCACCGGCGAGGAATTTCAAAATCGCGGTAAGCCGTTGCTGGCCATCAACGATTTCAAACCTGAAAGCGTTTTTACCAATCTTGATAACTCGGATATGAATCTCGGGAATTCCTGCAAAGGCTTTGGTAAAGATAGTCTCCAAGATGCCTTGATTCCATAACTCATTAGCAACCTTTTCACGTTGGTATGCTCTGCATCCAGTGTCGAGATTCGCTGAAGTCAGCCAATTCACACTAATGCTTCCAGGAATATGCCAAGCTGCATCAAAATGGATGAATGCTCCATAGGCTTGGTCTTCGCAATTCACATAACTAAGGTCTAGGGTCGTGTCGGCCATAATATTTCCAATTTCATGTTGTCAACGTTCAGATAACCATTATGGGTATCGTTTAGGTTGATATTTTGAAGGGTTTATCGCGTAGTATGGTCTAATCCTTTACTATCTGTTTCTCAATTGTCTAAGTATATTGTAACACAAAAACGCCCGGGGTGTCAACCCCTAAATTCACTTCCACTCCACATTTTGCATCATTTCAGTAAGCATACATACCTTCTGGATTTCAGGATCGGCACATTGACTGATAGACCGTTGGTACTCGCCTATGATTAGAACAAGCACAGGGATACTATCGTCTTTGACGGTTTCGTAGGCCATATCGTAAAACTTGCGGCATAGGCTGTTGAACTCAATCTCCGTGTTTATTCCGACCCATTTCCGCATTGAGGTGAATTCCTTGGATTTTACCATCTTGATCAACTCTAGGAAATTGTTATCGGAGACCTGAACCAGAATGCCGGTATCGATCTTACCAGAAGCGGCATACCTCTGGAGCTCGTTGAGAACACGGCGCCAATCAGGAAAATGCTTCATGATCAATTGAGCCAGGGCTGCTTTGTCATACTCAACCCCTTCGATACCCAAGATTTCCTCACACCGGTGC